TAAGAAAATATTATTCGTTATATACTTCACATTGTATTTTTGCGAATACTTCAAAAAATGATATTCCAAAGATATTTAGCGGGACGAAAAGTAAGCTTGCCGGTACTCAACGTAGTGTGATGGATACAAACGGTTTTAACGCTTCTGATGTTAGCCCAAGCGGAAATATAATAAATAATCCATACTGGAACGGTTCTGCATTATTAAAATATTTCATAAAGGCTATCATAAAGACGCCTGGTCAAATTTTGAAAGCGGTAGCCGAAGGTGGAGGAGATTTAAATGTATTTATCTCTTCGCTACCTCACAAAATCTTGAAACCGATTTATTTAAGTAGCTTTAATAAGATGCCAGTTGAAGGCTTCCAGACTCATTTTGTTACTCCGATTGCAGGTATATCATTAGCAGCATTTGGAATAGCTACTTTTAATATAGCTCTGATACCGAGTTTATTGGGAATTATATATTACGGAACTGGTCTATGGTATGACGAAGATTATGATCGTAGATCTAGCGATGTTAAAACAGGATTAGATGCTTTTGCATATGATTTAAGTAAAAAGATTGATAAATGTGAAATGGTAGTAGAGGATGAAGAAACAGTTACGCTAAATCATATAAAAAATAGCGATTTAGTGTACGAAACTCTTTAAAGAGGACATAAAATGACAGGATATAGTGCAAGATTGCCGCTACAATATAGCGAATCAGACGGTCCTTACACACTAAATAAGGATCTAAAAGACGTAATACGCCAAAATTTAAAGATGTTGATTCTCACTAACCCAGGCGAGCGTGTTATGAATGTAGATTACGGGGTTGGCGCAAAACGCTTATTATTTGAAAACCGCTCATCGTCGGCGGTTAGCTATATTCAAAGTGCAATACTGTCGCAAATAAGCAAATATATGGCTTTTATTATCATAAATTCTATAAATGTACAAACAACCGATACAAATATGGAGATTGACGAGAATACAGCATATATTTCACTTGATTATTCTATCCCATCCCTAAAAACTGAAGATAGCATTAGTCTAATTCTGTCGTCAAACTAATTATATCCACATAGGATAAAAAAATATGGCAAAGAAAATAGTACCTATACGCTATACAAGTAGAGATTTCACAAGCATTAAGCAAGATTTATTAAATTATACAAAAAAATATTATCCAAATACATCTCAAGACTTTAATGAGGGGTCTTTTGGGTCGCTAATGCTTGACTATGTGGCTTATGTTGGCGACATTATGTCTTATTATCTCGACTATCAAGCAAATGAATCTTTTCTTGATACAGCAATTGAATATGATAACATTGTTAAACTTGGTAATCAGCTTGGGTATAAGCAGGCAGGACCAGCAAGCACGACCGGAATTGTTGCTATGTATTTTCGGTTACCGTCAGATAATACAGGTAAAGCTCCAGACTATTCATACTTGCCAGTAATTAAAAGAGGCACTTCATTTTCGACAAGCGATGGCAAGCTTTTTAGCTTACTTGAGGATGTAGTTGTAACGAGCGCAAACAGCGAGACAAAACCGGCAACAATTGGTTCTAACGCTACGCTAACATGGGCAGTTAAAACATATGGCAAAGTAATATCTGGTAAAATTGCAACACAAAATATAATAGTTAGTGACTTTGCCAAATTTAGAAAATTAACACTTGACGCGTCAGATATAACCGAAATCATATCGGTATTTGACTCAAACGGCAATCAGTATTACGAAGTCGATTATCTAAGTCAAAATATTATTTATAAAAGTATAGCAAATATAGGAGATTTCCGTACAGAAGTTCCATATATTTTAAAACCTTTTTCTGTTGTTAGACGTTTTACCGTAAACAATATAGATAATAAAACATATCTACAATTCGGAGCAGCTTCTGATAACACGCTATCTGACAGTAATTCAAGAATCGCAGATCCGTCACAGATTGTTTTGGATATGTATGGTAGAGATTACGTTACCGATACATTCTTTGACCCAACAAAACTATTAACAAGTGATAAATTAGGTATTGGCCCAGAGAATACAACACTAGAGATAACATATAGATATAATTCTGCTGTTAACTCAAACGCTCCAGCAGGCGCAGTAAGTCAAATTGTCAGCATAGACTTATCGTTCCAGAGCGAATTCCTATTAGATCGCGGTATTATATCTGGCATCAGAAGCAGTTTTATTGTTGAAAACATTGCGCCAATTGTTGGTCAAACAAGCGATTTTACTGCCGACGAGATAAAAACTAAAATATACGGCGCTTTTGCTTCACAAGGTAGAGCCGTAACAGACCAAGATTATAAATCAATCGCTTACCAGATGCCAGCTAAATTTGGTAAAGTTAAAAGAGTTGCAGCGATAAGAGATACAGATGAGTTAAGAAGAAATATTAACATGTATATTATCTCGGAAGACGATCAAGGTTTTTTGATTGCCCCAAACACAATGATAAAAAATAATTTAAAAACTTGGGTTAACAAAAATAAAATGATAAGCGATACAATCGATATCCTTGATGCAAAAATTGTAAACTTTGGTATAGAATTCAGCATCTTAACCGACTCATATGTCTCAAAATACGATGTGCTTTCAAATTGCATAAAACAATTACAGAAAGACTTTACAGACAAGATGGATATCGGCGAACCGCTTTATATGATAAAAATCTATGACTCGCTTAGAAAAGTTAATGGCGTTGCAGATGTAAGAGATGTTAAAATTAAATTTAAGAGCGGAATAGATGCACAGGCTTCAAAAGCTTATTCGCAGTTTTCGTACGACATGAACAGCAACATGTCACCAGATGGAAGATATCTAGGCGTTCCAAAAAACGTCATATTAGAATTAAAGTATTTAAACTATGATATTATAGGAAATGTAGTCTAATGAGCATAAAAAGATATACGGCAGAAGCCGATACAACAATCGCAGACGCATTCAAACCAGATATGATTAACCGATCGACTACCTCAAACATGGGTTTGTCAGATTCTCTTGAGATATTTTCGATATATCAGCAAGTATTGCCAGACTCTCTAGAAAAATCTAGAATGTTAATACAGTTTCCAACTTCAAACATAATTGCTGATAGAACTTCTGGTAACTTACCAGCTTCTGGCAGTGTCAAGTTTTTTTTAAAGCTATTCAATGTTAAGCATCCTTTTACGTTACCAAAAGAATACAATCTTAGTGTATTTCCCATTTCTGGCTCTTGGATAGAAGGATATGGACTAGATCTTGATGAGTATTCAGATCTTGGATTTGGCGAAACAAATGGTTATGGAACAAATTGGAGATACAGAATCAGTGGATCATCATGGACAGAATATGGCGGTGATTATTATGCTGACCGAGAAATTACTCAATTCTTTAAAGAAGGATATGAGGATTTAAATGTAGATGTTACATCTATAGTTGAGGAATGGGTTTCCGGTAGCCTACCAAACGATGGATTCCTAATTAAATTACAGGATTCCTACGAGGATGCTTCGCGTAAGCAGAGTTATTATACAAAAAAATTCTCAGCAAGAGGAACACAATATTTCTTCAGTCGACCAGTTATAGAGGCGCAGTGGGATGATTCGATAACCGATACACGTAATAGCTATACGCCATATATACATGGAATGAATATTGCAGATGCAACCAATACAGTTTATTTTTATAATAGAGCCTATGGAAATTTAATAAATCTTAATACTACAGGCGGTTTACCGGTCTTTAAACTCTATTCCGATGCGGAAGGTACTTCGAAAGTTTCAACGCTCTATAACACGGTTATAAGCCCTTCTGTGGGCATCTATAAGGCGCAGTTTGCAACCTCGGCAGCATTTGAAACATTGTACGATCGCTGGCATGAGAGTGGGTCAAATAGGCTATTCTTTAGTGGATCAATTAAAATTAGACAAGACTCAGATAGATCAGATAGCTACTCAGAACCAGAATATATTATGAATATAACTAATTTAAAATCATCATATTCAAATATGGAAAAAAGTAGAATAAATATCTATTCAAGAGAGAAAAATTGGCAACCAACAATCTATACAGTTGCTTCAAATAATATTGAAAATACATCTCTTAAGAATTTATACTATAGAATATTCAGAATAGATGATAATTACGAAGTATTACCGTATACAACAGGCGCGATTCAATATACAAAAGTAAGCTATGACAAAAATGGAAATTACTTTACGCTAGATATGAGCTTACTTGAACCAGATTATTCATATGGAATTAATTTAGGTCAATATATTAATGGCGGTATTAAGCAATATAAGAATACATTTAAATTTAGGGTTAAATAATGGATATTAAGAGCCTTTTCGATTCAAATAATCAGCAAAGCGAAAATCATAATCTAGAAGTAATCAATAAATCTCTTAGATCCGAAGAATATATTGAGAACGTATCTGTTGAAAAAAATAGATACATGCCCGCTGTTGATTACACGACTGCATCTAATTTTGCTAAATATGGTTCGGCAGAAAAATACTATACAGATAGTATTTCTAGTATTTATAAAACATATCCATATGATGGTTCAAGTCGCGAAAAACAAGAGTGGCGTAACGATGCAAGCGATCTAGATCTATATTTCTACGACAATCTATATCCAAAATTTAAAGGCTATATTGAGCTAAGTGGCGGACAAAGCGTACGGTTTAATGGAGATATTAAATTAGACGCCACCGCTACAAACATAAAAGATCTAAAGAAGACTAACGTATATGATCCAAGTTTAAATCGTTCATCAAATATAGTATTTCCAAGCGGCAGCACGGCTGTTACTGTTGAATTTTTATATAAACGAGATGAAGTATCGAACTATAATCACATATTAGCTAATTTTAAAAGCGATAACAGAGAGATCGCAGTATATTCAAGCAATACACAGCTAGGAGTATTTCTTAATCTGACAAGCGAAGGTTTTGTTATACCAGAAACAGTAGACGTATACTCCTGGAATCATTATGCATTTGTAATATCTACCTCTAGCATTAAATTATTTATCAATGGTGTTTTTATAGAACAAAAAATATTATCTAATGCTTCAAATGATGCTTCGTTGGGTAGCGTAACTGGGTCGATTGGTGCAAATATCGGTTCATTTCCGCATTTTTTTCAAACATCTGGCAGCTTTGACGAGTTCCGCTTCTGGAAAACCGAAAGAACAGAAGAACAGATTTACCAATATCACAAATTTAATATCGATGGCGGTTCGAATACCGATAATTATGCTAGTGATTTAAGCGTATATTATAAGTTCAATGAAGGAATTTCTGGTGTAGCGTCAAACGACGCAATTGTTCTTGATTACTCTGGTCGTATAGCAAATGGTGTAGTACTAAACTATACGCCAGATGTTAGAAAACAAGGATCTGCTATCGACTTACTACCAAATAACGATGGTAGTGAGATCGGCGACGTTATACTAAATAGCGCTCACCAAGATGTTGTCGCATTATATGAAGAATATCAATTAAAAGGACGCGTACACGACGAAGGAAATATTAATAGTTCAATAAATATGTTCCCGTCTTGGATACTAGACGAGGAACAACAAAGCGATAAACAAGAATTAAATAATCTTGTTCAAATTATGTCAAGCTATCTTGACAATTTAAATATTCAGATTGATAGTCTGACCAAGATAGGTAACATTTCATATACTCAAGAATTAGAGAAGCCATTACCAGACTTTTCTAAGATATTAAGCTCTTATGGATTTTCAATAAGTGATATATTTAGCGATACAACAATTCTCGAAGAGATGCTTTCAAGAAACGATGACATTAACTACGCAGAACGTCTTGAAACAATAAAGAATTCAATTTATAAAAATATATATAATAATTTATCGTTTATCTATAAATCAAAAGGTACCGAAAAGTCATTTAGAAATCTTATTAGATGCTTTGGTATTGATGACGAGGTCATAAAATTAAATATCCTAGCTAATAATTTCAAATATAAGCTAGAAAATAAATCAACCACTTCTACCGCTTTAAATAAATATATCAATTTTAACTCAACAGATAATTTTGGCGGAACTATATTCCTATCTAAATCTTCAAGCGATGCTGACTTTCGTGGATATATTGATGGAATCGACGATTCTCTTGTTCCATTTACACTGGAAGCAGAATTTGTTCTACCTAAAAAATTTGATGTCTCGTCTCCGTTATATTTTGATACGCCATTCCTATCATCTTCAATCTTTGGTATGCATCCGGCAAGCACGGATGAGTCAGATACTTCATGGTATGGAAATAATTGCGATTTAATGGCGTATGCCGTTAAGAAAGATACTTTTTCAAAAGATATTAGCTTTCAACTTGTTGTTGAGTCTATTGGATTTACATTAAGCTCTCCAACTATCCCAGAAGCCTATGAAAACAAAAAGTGGAATCTTGCGATAAGAATAAAAGATAAAAAATTTGACAAGAGTGGAAGAATTTTTAACGACGCAAATGTACCATATACGCTAGAATTCTACGGTGTTAGTACCTACGCTGGATATATCGACGATAGCTTTAGTGTATCGGCAGATATCACGGCAGAACAAGCATCCAACATGATATCTGCGAGAAAGCGTATCTACGGTGGAGCGCACTACGACAACTTTACCGGCTCGCTATTACAACAAACCGATGTCAAGCTTTCAAATATTAAATTCTGGTACGACTACTTAAACGATGAGGAAATTACTGCTCATTCTTTAGACCCTCTATCCTATGGAGTCGAGAACCCACAAAATATTGCATATTTTCAAAGTACTTCGTCATATTCTAGCGCAGTATCTAGAATAGAAACGTTGGCTTTGCATTGGAATTTTGCCAATGTTAGCTCTAGCGACGATAATGGACAGTTTTCCGTATTAGACAATAGCTCTGGTGATGTCGACCTATCGACCAGATCATCTATCTTTAACTCAATTAATAAAAAACATACCGGCCTTGGACGTAATTTTATTGCAAATAGCAAAAGTATTGTTGACAGTGACTATATTTTTAGAAATAAAAAAACACTACCAGAATATATTAATAGCGACGAGCTAATCCAAGTATTAGAAGAGGATACTATATCGTTAAAGAAATCTCCCAAACCAACGGTTTATTACTATAAGTTTGAAAAGAACATGTATCAAACAATTTCAGAAGAAATGCTAAATATGTTCTCGGATGTATCTAAATTTGCAAATGTTTTTGCAAAACCAATAGATGCTTTGAAGTATTCTTATGATGATCTAGAGCATATTCGAGGACTATTTTTTGATAAAGTAAATAATAAACCGGATATAGAAAAATTTATTGAATTCTATAAATGGATTGACTCTTCTATAACAGACAGCCTACAACAATTAGTGCCAGCTACAGCAAGAGTTTCAAAAACTCTTTCAAACACAGTCGAAAGTCACATATTTGAAAGAAATAAAATAAACAATCGTGGTTGGCTCGTAAAAACAAACGATAGATATAAAAATATAATCGCTAGACCTACCAAGAGAGATAACTGGGTAGACGAGAAGGCTCCGACATCGCCAGCAGGCGGGAACTGGTACAAAAAAAGAGCAATCAGAACAGATGCTGTGGACGGAGTAAATACTCCTGGCCGTCCAGACATTGATGCTCAAAGAGAATTAATTCGTAAGGCGATGTATGTTAAACCTTTAAGCGATGGCAAGTACGTTTATGATTCAGTTGGAAATGAAATTCCAAGCTATAAATATTCAACTGGCGATGCCAGTGTACCGGTTCTATCACTTACTTCAAGCCTAAATGATATAATTTCTGATTCTATTACACCGGCAAATATATATCCAAAAATTAAAAATTACTCTTTAGCGTATCAAAATATTGTAATAAATGGAAGCGCAGCAAATAATAGAATCGGGCTAAATGTTGGTAACTCTGTAGCGAAACTTCTAACCTTTCCGCTTAACTCTGATATTACCGGCTCTGCTGCGCCGATAAAGAAAACATATAAAACAATTTTCATTAGTAGATTCTCTGCGCCTGGTGAAAGAAAAACGCAGACTCTTGCGTTCTTAGACCCTGCCGGTAGCGAATATTCTGCTTATACAAATGTAAATGCTAGAAATTTAGATGTTCGCACTCCATACAACAAACTACTATCGAACACTTCAAGTATTGATACAGTCGCGCCTTCAATTCATAAAGTTAATAAAAATCCATCATATGCTTCTTCAAAAATTACATATGATAACTGGTTCGTACAACATCAAATTCCAAGAAGCGATAAGCAATATGCTTGGATAAAAAATTCCATTATAACAGCAACTACGGGAACAGGATATATGTTCCCAAATTCTCCAAATATTGATGCAACAAGTGAAATAGCTTTTTCTACTGGTACTATTGGTGCCAACGGCTACATAGATTATGTTGGTACTAATCTTGTAATACAAACATCGGTAGATACCTCAAGTAACACGATAGGGCCAGCCTCATCGTTAACTGGGACGCTGCTAAACAACTATCTCTTAAACATGAATGGTCCATATGGAGCGCCATCTTGGAAACAATCTCGCGTTGCAAATAATCCATTAATGATATTAGATAGAAAAAACAATATTATTACCGTACAAGATGGAGATGCGCAAACAACATCTGCATTTAGAGAATCGCCAGTTCAATATAATTTCGAAACACAAGTTCTACTATATGACTCTAAGAACAAAAAAATGTATCCTTATGTATTAGAAGTAGAAAATAGTCGAGATACGTTTGCAAACAAGGATTTATTAAGTAAACTTAATTTAGCAGACTATGATTACGTATACGATTTAGAGAAAACAGCACCAACTTACAAAAAAATTAAAGATATGGTATTTTTGATACCAGAGCAGTATAAACTTATCAGATCTATGCATAAACAGGTGCTATTCCCAAACAAATCCCTATTAGGATTAAAAGAGTCGCGTAATAAACCAAATTATACAGAAGCTTCTGGTACTGGCTCTAATGGATACGACCGTAATGTTGCCACAATAAGAAGCTTCTGGCGCGATACAGCCACAAATAGATTAAGAACAATTGGAGCAGTAAGCGGAGCAGTAAACAGCTTAAATTATTTCTTCGTAACGCCACAAGGAAATAATAATATTTCAGTCGCTAATAAGTCTCTATGCTCAAATATAACATTACTATCTGACTCAGTTTCCATTACTTCTTCCTATTCTAAGGATAGAAAATATAACAGCTTTTGGGCACAAGACACAAACATAGAAGCATCGACCTCATCACTTCCGACAAGCTATGGAAGTAATGTATCTATGAGTGTCAATTATAGTTCTGTAACTTTTGGAGAATTAGGATCATACCCAGAATATTATATCTTAAATAATATATTAAGTCAGTCTGGATATGTAACAACCGGTAGTATAAATACTAACTTTGGATTAATAACAAATTATTATTTTAATTACAATAATACAACAGGTTCTATTGCTAGTGGGATACAAGTATCTGATCGATATATTCCAAAGCCACAATTTTTATTTATAAATCACAAGTCTTCTCTTCAGTATAATACTTCTTCAAACGATGTATTTTTATTTACACTTAATAATGGAACGAAATATTTGACAGATGTACTATCAAATAATAAACCGTGGTTTGACTCATATGATGATTTCTCATCTGATTTTAGAACTATAGGCAAAAACTACTCGATCATACCAGAATATAAAATTTCAAATAACATGGAGTATTACATTAAAGAGAAGAATGGATATTTTTCTACTGCTCCAAAAAATTATCTAGATATAGATGGAGCCAGCGCGTATTCAAACACTTCAAATATATTTAATAAGTTTGTATTGGATAGCGGAGAATCTAAAAAAGTCAAAATAAAAGTAAACGCAATAAAGAAACTTCTACCATACAAGGGTTTTTATCCATCAGAGAGAAGTACGCAAATAGTTGAATTGTTCCAAGACTCATTCTTTGGACTAACGCCAGAACAAATGACGTTTGGGGCAAATACGATGTCTCCAAGCGGTTCCGCTTCTTCAAGTTATTTACAAAACAAGCTTACGCCGTTTGATCAGCAAGTTTCGACAATAATACAGCCGCTATTTGCGCCAGGTATTCTCTACAATACAATCAAAGCAGGTATGGCTGTCGATTGGCCTGTTATGTTAAGAACGGATGTTGATTATGATAGTGCGGCAGCTCCAAGCTTCTACGAAACAGTAAAGGGAGGAGCTTTAGCTGGTGAATATATGTATCAAATGACAGGTACATTTGATCATAGAATTCAGTTTGAAGATATTTTAAATATTGAAACCATTATACCGCAGAACTTTAAAAATAAAAACTTATACTATCTAAATCCAACATATTATAATGGTGATATTGGAGGGTATACAAGCGGATCCCTAAATACTCTTTATAATTCTGGCTTGAAATATCCTTCTTATCAAGTAAATTATAAATATAATAATATAAATCCGTCTTGGACTTCTAAGAACGCATTATATTCTTTAGGTATACATAATTATTTAGCAGAAATTCCAACTTTCTTCCTAAAGAATGAAAGTTTAAATAACTTTACTTCTAAGCCTGGTAAATCCATAAAATCTGTTATCGCCGGTAAAGTCTATTCTATGGATGTATATATTAAGAAAGACTCAAATTACAGCAATTTTGTTGAATTCACAGGTTCTGGTATTTATTCAGCGTCTTCGGTGGAACCATTTTATCCTCATAATTACTTTAGCGAAGAATTCTTTGGACCTCCTTCTAAATGGCTTGAAGATAATACTTTGGCAACACCGGAAGTACAAAATGGAAATTTTTTAACAAAATTCTCATATCAGCCATACGCTCCGCCTTACTATTATGGAAAATCAATTGCAAGATTAAGTTATTCATCTAGTTTTGATGGCTCTACAACAATTAAGGATATATTAGAAAATCTAAAAATTGAATTTATTAATACGGAAAAAGATAATGAGTTATCCGCCATAAAGGTTGGAAAAATCGGAGGAGGAATAACCTATTACTACGATACTGCCGCAGCATATACAAATTCTATGAATCTGGGCGCTTGTATAAATTTTAAGCAGCTATCCACTATTAAAGACATAACATACGATGCGTCTGGAAATCCTATTACTGTCGGTGATTCAACGCAGGACTCGCAGGATGTTTGGAGCATCCAGACGAAATTTGAAGTACCAGTTCTAAATTTTAATAATGATTTAAACATAAATGCAGCAAATTCATTAATTAAAACACAAAGCTTAAATAGCGGAAAGCAGTTTAGTAGTATTTTCCAAACTGTAGGATTATGGAGTGGATACGGTTCTGCGCCAGAATCCGGCAAGGGTATAGCTTTTGGTATAGAAGACTCTGTTCCTAAACTACGTTTTGATCCAATTTCAAAAACCTGGGTAATAAATGTATTAACTGGTTCACTAATAGATTTATGCGGCTTTCAAACTTCGCAAAAAGATATCGGAGCCGTTGCGGATTCTAAAGAAATATCAGAAGCGGTTATCCTAATCCCTTACGTAGAAAAAGGTTATGAAAACTTAGATAATAACTCCAATGCAAAAAATATACTAGGAATTATTGGAGAGAATGGAGTTTCTAGTGATACAAGAGATTTGGGTCCATTCTATTTCTCTATCGATAAGCAAAAGATAAAAGAATTAACCGGCACTGATTTTCAATTATTATCAAAAGATGTTGTAAAGAAGGCGTTAAATATTGGAAACAAAGATAATTCTATCTTAAAAACTATGGATTTAATGACATCCTATAATATTCCTCCTCATTTAGATTGGTTAAATAACAAAAATATTGATCCGTTTGTTATGTATGTATGCGAATTTAAACATACCCTAGATAAGCAAGACTTAACAGATATTTGGCAGGGACTAATGCCAAAAATAGCACAATCGGCTCAATTAGACGACTCTAGCTTTGAACATAAACTAGATGAAAGTGAATTCTTCCACGGTAAGAACTTACCAAATAATATCAAATTTAAGATCTTTAAGGTTAAAAAGAAGGCAAAAACTAACTATTACAGTCTAACAGCAGACAGTTCAGACGATAATAGATTTAAATTTAAGTTCAATAATCAAGAAAAACAAGTAGATTATTCTTATAACTGGCCGTATGATTACTTCTCACTAATCGAAATGGTCAACGTGGAAGCAACAACCGAATCTGGTATAAAAATTCCAGGATTTGGTGGATAGCAAAATTAAATTACAAGATAATTAATACATGGCATTCTTTAATAAAAAAGAGGAAGTAATCTCTCTAGAATTAACAAAATACGGTAAAGAAGCGTTTGCGTCTGGCAAATTTGCACCAGAATTCTATTGTTTCTATGATAATGATATAATCTATGATGCTGGCGCTACAGGTGTAGACATAGAGCAAAACGATGTAGAGGAAAGAATCGCATCTGATATTCCATCTATAAAAGAAAATTTTAATTTTTTTGAATCAAGCCTATCAAAACTTTCAAAGATAGCAATAGATAGGAATAATAGTTTTATTGGATTACCGATTGGTACATCTGATCCGCTTAACCCGTATTTCCCAGCTTGGGATATAAAAATCAGAAATGCAGCTATTAAAAACTGCGTTCCTGTGGTTTCTAAAGATGTGCAACCGTATAATTACATAGGAGATAATCCTATCCCACAAATAAATATAGATGATGTCTATCTTGATATAGTCATAGATAAAAGTTATGCTGACGAAAAGATAAATACTGCGGCTGGTGAGTTTTTACAGCTAGGACCAAAACCAGATAAATCGTTTGTTAAAAGCTTGGAGAATTATATTCTATTAGAGATAACAGAAGAAAATGGTATAGATATAGGAGATAATTTTGATATAGAATTCTTATCTGTCGAAAAAACAGCTGTTGGGACCCAACTATTAAATTTAAACACATACGATAAGATTAATAAATTTCCAACAAATAAAGTTGTAGATGGAATATTGATGGATGAATTAGATATCCCGACTCGAGATGTTCAAGATATTATGAATAAAGACGTAAAAGAACTATCAAAATATTTCAATGTTCAAGTAGATGAAGAAATCCCAGAAGAGCTAAAAGTGGAACGTTTGTATCTTTATAGTGGACAATTTAATAATCAAGAGGATTGCTAATGCTAGATAAGATAAATTATTCACTATATCTAACACTACAGGAAACTCCTGCCGTTTCAATAGAGGATTTTTATGTATCCGAGAAAGAAAAGACAAATAAGTATTGTATTGATCTAAATTTTTCAATTAGAGATACAGTAATTGGTGGAAATTCTAATATCGATCTTATTAAGTCCAGATTTGCTACAAAATGTACTGTTTTTGCTGTTAATAACGAAAAAGCTTTTAACTTAATCACAAGAGAAAATTATAAAGAGCATCTCAATAGCCATTCTATTGTCTACAAAAGAGTTATAGATATAGCTATCAAAGATAGAATCGAGAATACTGAATATTTTTTCGAAACAGACCACGTTATATTTCCTGGCGATAAAACACCAAAGAAAATAAAGCAACTGGAGGTCAAATACGGAATAAAGAACCCGCATAAATCTGTTATCGTGAGCAGATATTTTTATAAACCTAAGCTTATTTTAAATAAATATAACTTCATCGGCGTATTTGTTGTGTTTGAAGCAGACAAATCTATATATCCAGCCTCTATTCACTCCCACAAGTTAATATCTAACAGCAAGATAAATAACAGAGCGGATATCTTTGTTGATATTAGCGGTCAAAGACTATTAAATGTATATAACGAGGGCATAGTTAGACCAGATATGAACATAGCGAATAGCTATGGAATAAAATTACTATCGCCTCAAATCAAATCTATCAAAAAAACAACAGAAATGCCAATAATTGAAGATATATATAAAATTATCGAGCCTGTTGCACCTATTGAAAAAACAAAAGATAAAAAATATACAGACCTCTACCATTTCGTGGATACTGATAATAACCATTGTTATATCTACGGTATAGACATAGGTAAATTAATGAACTCCTCTGATATTGCATCTCTAAATGTAAATCAAAAACTGCTATATGTAAGCAGGACAACAGGACGTAAATACGAGCTAGATAATATCTCTATACAAAAGTTCGCCAACGTCCAGGCGTCAAATACCGGTATGATATTCTACGAAGCAAAGGATCACGATAAATTAAAATCATTAATAAATGGTGACTACAATCTTGAAATCCTTCTTGATATAACTAGCCACGATACCCATACTAAATCTAGCCATATTTTTAGTCATATAATATCAACTGATAATTATATAGCTGGGCTTCAATACATACTTGCCAGAAATATCGATATATCCGTAATTACAAGTGGAATTTTGAGCGACTTTCTAACCCCAATACACTTTTCTCATATAGATGAAGTGTATAACTTCAAACAAACGCTAGATTCATCTGGTGCAAAAAAGTATATCAGAGAGATAGGTAAAAAATTATTTGATAAATATCTAAACGATCATGTGTTTTTTATGACGGAGGATAGTCCCTCTAAGGATAAAAACCCTCAATTAAAGCAAACGATCTTTAAAGTTATAGATAATAAAGAAAAAACAAAAGCTCCGCATGCATCACAACCACAGCAAGCAGATCTAAAGAAAGACAATATAGATTTACTTGAAATAGATAACTTCTTTATTTTAAAAATTGGCAAATTTATTCAATATTTTAGATCGCCAGAGACAAAAACAATATATTCCGTAGATACAGATACGTCAAATATAATAAACTACAGTAGATTCCCCAATATTCAGTCCATCGTATCTATATTGAATAATATGAGCGATGATAAATTAAATTCTATAGCTAATTCTATAGCGCCAGACATCCAGCAAGATAAAAAAGGCTATATAAAACAACAAGTTGTAGAAACAGTAATTTCTGATCTATACAATAATTTCGGTTTCGATCCTTATTTTTATAAAGATACATATAGTCTTATATCTGTTTTATTAAAATGGGGAAATGTTGCAAGATTGGAAGTTCTGAAGTCATTTAATAATGGTATAGAAGAATGGGTAGCGTTAAGTAATATGAAGAGTCTAAAAGGATCTATGCCAACAGGACAAACATATATTTTTAGATTACGTCCTGTTGATTTATATGATTTTGGACTAGTTAGTGATCCACAATTACGATTTAATATCTATAACCAATATTTTGCATTGAGTACATAATATGGAAAAACGTTATAATGTAAGTACAAAAGTAACATCCGATGGTGCTGATAGCTTAAGAAAAGCTATCGGATATTGTGCACCATTTGATACTGTAAAGTTTCCATACGAATCCACCACCGATAGTATCAATCTATTACGTGAACCGACAGAAGAGTTTTTAAAAGTTGCAGAGTCTTCTACCGGCTCTGTAGACAAACCGATTGAGTACTTTAATACATCAGTTAATTATAATAACGATTCCTTTAATGTCAGATTTAATCAAACGCGACTACAAGACGAAATACAAACACTCACAGATAATTCTATAACAAACGAAAGAAGTCTAAATAATTTCTATGATTTTATAAATTCATCTGGTTCGCCAGTAGATCAACTTGCATTCACGAATGGTGTTATTTCAGACCAGTTTCACAAAACATATTTTTTTGATTACGAAACTTCTAAAAAAATAAATAACTATAATAAAAAGAGCCATATTAAAAAAAGCTATGTACAAATAAAAATTGATCTATCAAGAGTAATAATCAAAGATTCATTTTTTGATTTTTTACAGAAAGATGAAAAGTATAGTCAAATAGTGTTTAGAAACTATTTATTTTCATTTTATAAAGATGGAGGATCTACAGATACAGAAATTTTTTCAAATATCAAATTAGAAAGATCTAGATTCCCTTCTTGTATATATGAAAAAAAATTATTTGATGCATATGCTATAAACGTCAATGACCCAAATTATGCAATATTTAAAACAAGCTATACAAATTTCTCTATCGCTCTAAGTACATCGTATACTCTAAGTGAGTTACCTACAAAATCAAATAAGATACATCAAGACAAAAATGTCGTTCTAGCGAACGATTCAACTGATTTTATTCCAGTTTATTTAAAAATAGAGAAATATAAAAATAATCAAAAAACCGTATTGCAAGAGTTTTATATTTCAATTGGACCGGATGTCAAACAATTCAGCTTCATAGACTCTCAAGTGTTCTCTGGTGGACTTTATTCATACAAATTTAAAATTATAGGTATCTCAAAGGGTATAAACTATTACTATACAAAAGACGGCAATAACTACAAAATTAACTACGCCCCAGATCAACATAAATTAATAGAAGTTCCATTTGCAGAAAAGCAGGCATACGTTGATACGATTGCTCCAAGAAAGCCAGCAATTTCTCCAACTCTAATGCCAAGATTGGATAATAATGTAGTTATTCCTCTTACCTCTTCGCGAGCCAAGGAAGCAAATCTAATACCAAATAATGGATTTACAACTAATAAGATCGCAGTAGGACAAAGTATAAACTTTATTGATGATTTTGACTCGTTTTTGCTATATAGAATAGAAAACGAACCAACTTCTGTACTTGATTTTATTAATTTGACTCCTATAGCAACAATAAGCAGTAAGCTTAACCTCTATATGGATACAATAGAATATAATAAAACATACTACTATACCGTTATCTCAAAAAATATGAGTTTCTACTCTAACCCATCTGAGATTTTTAAGATTAGACTAGCCTATGATAAAGGCGCATTTATACCTCAATTTGAGAAAATAGTTCTAAGAGAAAAACCCCCAGAAGAGGTTTCTGATAAGTCTAAAAAGATGAAAAAATATCTTAAAATATCACCTTCTGTATATCAATATATCGTAAACGAGGCAGGAGGCATAGGTGATACCTATCAATATTCGGATATTAATGTCAAATCGGTCGGCACCAATGGCGCAAGTATATGGCAAAACGATATAGAAGATCCAAAATTTAAGGTTAGACTAACGTCTAGAACAACCGGAAAAAAGATAGATATAAATTTAAACTTTAAATATCGCATAATTAATAAATTCGAACAAAACAATTAAGGATACTATTTATTTGGTAGGAGATTACAGAATATGGCTTTTTTAAATAACAGTGGTGACATAATCCTAGATGCCGTTTTAACTGACACAGGCAGAATGCATCTAGCCAATGGTACTTTCAATGTCGAAAAGTTTGCTCTAGCGGACGATGAGATTGATTATTCATTGTGGGATATAGCTGGCACGACATCTACGCAGGATATCAGCATCTTAAAGACTCTTGTTTTTGAGGCATTTACAAATAATGCAGCAACCATGAAAAACAAGCTAATTACGATCCAGGGTTTAAAAGATATACTTTTCCTACCAGTTATGAGAATTAACAATCTGTCAACGGGTGGACAACCATATTCGACAAAAGTATTACCAAGCGGCTATATTGTCGCTGTTGATATTGCAACAGAAACTGCGCTTAGCGGCCTAAAAGGCAGTACCGCCAATAGCGTAGGGACATTCCTATTTGGTGCCACAACAAACAGCACAAGCGTACTAAGAGTTGATCTTGGTATTGATACAAGCGCAATTGATGTAATCGATGAAAATTTAAAAGAAAGCGCATTTACGTTTGAGATGGATAACCGCCTAGGGTATCTATTAGACGCAAATAAGCTTTCAATAGAATCAAAAAATAAGCAATATGTCGACGATGACAATATGGCAAGTTATCTAGTAACAGTTGCAGAGCAGAATCTTGTCGATTCAAATGTAATTCCTGTTGGTTCTACTGCTGCAAGCGAAGTTATCAGTGGCCCAAGAGACAAGTACCTAAAATTCTCTGTTGGCTCTTCGACTCTATTAAAAACAAGTACCTATCTATTTGATCAAATTGGCACAACAGTAAGCTTAACCGGCTTAACAGGTGGTACTGTTAAAGTTATCTATTCTTCGATTAACATTCAAGGCGTAGATACAGGCGCGCTCGTAAGCGTGCCAGTTGCGTATGTAAAATATATCGCTAGCTAATATTAAGGATTACATAAATGTCATCAACTTATAAGAATTTAGGACCAAACGATAAAGTAGTTTCAAAGACGCTACTATATGAAAACGTACCAGTCACTGGTACAATCGTCTCTGGTGCATACGTGGCTTCGGCGGGCGTTGAATCAAACATCTACCGCTATGGACACGGTATGTTCCAGACAGTATATGACTATCCATATGCTAGCTCATCAGCAAACTCGCTATTTGATATAACCGCCGGTTATAACAAGCAATCATTATCATATAATGTTGGATCGACACAAAATTCCACCAAGGTTAATATCTATAACCAGATGGCTAAAGTTCTTAATGGAGTAGACCCAACTGGTTCTGTTATACCATTCGACATGGATGGAAATACGTCAACAAGCAATACAACAATTGATAATGCGTTATTTATAACATTCTCTAGATTATTGGTCAAAGACGAGATCAAAAAAGGCTCATTCTCTTTAAGAATGAACTTAGCTGGCCAAAATAGAGCAGCTCTTGGTGCATTAACCGGTACAATAATTGATTATTCTGGTACGCTAAATCCTCCATCTTTTGGTACAAACTCACCAGTTGGAGAATATGGAATACTATATATCTCAGAAAGCAATGCCGCCTATCCAAATCCAGATAAAAGAGTTGGCTTAATCTATTATCAAGCAGGAGTTGCCGTATTGAATGCTAATCTGTTTGCGCAGAGTAGCTCTGCTTCCCCAGCTTTAGGCTATGCAACAAGTAGCCTAGGCCAATTATTATATGGCGATATGATGTATACGCTAACATCAAGCTATACAAACATCCAAACGCTTATGACAAGCGCATCAATTGATGATATTGGAAATGCGTTAAGAACTCGTATTAACAATGTCCAGCTACAAAACACAACAGAATTAAATTCTTCAATCTATTTCCTAAGATTAGATAACGATGAATTTAACTATAGCTCAAATCCAACTTATGTAAGCTCAAGCGCAATAAGAGTAAAAAACGGAAATCCTATGAATTCTGCAGTATCCTATATAACAACTGCAGGTTTATATTCAAGCCAAAATGAGCTTATGGCGGTTGCTAAACTATCTGAGCCTATCAAGAAATCAGAAGATCAATCGCTAATATTAAGAGTAAGATTGGATTACTAATATGATTTATAAGAGATTTGAAGAAGGCGATATATTACATAATACGCTGGAGGCAAATCCAGAAGTAAAGATCTCTATTAGCAATAAAAAGATATATATAAAGAACTATAATCCAACAGTAGAGGACGTTAGAGTTGCAAAAGAAAGCGGGCAGCCGCTCTCGGTACAGTCAATATCGCTTCCTCTATTGTTAACAGGATCGATATAATGGCTCGCACACCAAGAGCAGACGAGCATTATTTACAGATCATAAATAATGATTCTGTCTCATTCCCAGATACATCTAGAGCTGACTTGAATGTTAGCGGAACGGTATATTTTGATAAGGTACCAAAATCTACCATATCAATACAATATCTAACAGCATCAAGCGCAGGCACGCCATATACTGCACTTTCTTCAACGGTCGGCTCTGATCATAAATACTATCTTAATTCCTTAAAAAATACAATAAATAGCTATAGAAGCATATCAAAATATTACGATGATTCGTATTATACAGATAGGGAAGTTGCTATTGTATGTATACCTAGCGTTTTTTACGGTAAGAGCATACAAAAAGGCACAGTTGGGCTAGATTTTTATTATTCCGGCACGCTATATGCAAGAGCAGAAGACGTAAATTTAAATGGCGAACTTATTCAAACAACTGGGTCTGTAACTGGTGGTGTCGCTGGCGTAGTTCTGTATGACCAGGGCTTTGTGTTATTGACTGGATCTTGGCCTCTGCTCTCGGTAATGGACAATTATGTATATTATAGCGCCTCAACTGGGGTAGTTATCGGTTCTGATTATCCTAAATGGACAAATTGGGGTAAATCACTTGTTGCAGATATTCCAAGTGCATCATATGATATAAACTTTAGTGGCATAACAGAGATAAATACGTTAACTCTTTTAACTCATGCCAATAGAGGCGAATTTAATACATCTAACAACTTAACATACATAGACCACACTGCGAACACGCTATACACCCCAGCGACTAGCAGCAATTACTACATTGAAGATAAAAAGATACCTATTAAAAACACAGTTAATGTGCCATATACGCAAACATCTGGGTCTTTTATAAAGCAAGTATTTATAAGCAAAATTGGAATTTTCGATAAAGACAAAAATCTTTTAGCTGTGGCCAAATTAGCCACACCTCTAAAAAAATCAGACTCTAAAGACTATACAATCAAGCTTAAATTAGATATCTAATCTATTTATAAGTATGACTGAAAATCCAATAATCCCAAATACAACAATTGAAACAATTGATACAGCATTTTTTCGCTTTATGGATGAAACGCTAAATCTTCATTGTAATTCTGCCGATGGATGGAAAAAGGTTCCCATTATATGGGCCTCTGCAGAACGAGCATTTCAAGTAAAAGATAAAAAAGAGCTACGCGATGAGTTTGGAACTCTAATATTACCTATTATCTCTGTCGAGAGAACATCTATATCGAAAGATGTTAAAAATAAAGGTACATACCAAGCAAATTTAGCTCCAAAAGACAATAGAATATTTATTGCAAAGCAACTAAATCAAGATAAAACAGAAAACTTTGCCAATGCTGACTCTTTAAGAAAGAATTCGCAAATAAATTTCGTAACTTCGAAGAAAAACAAAAAGCAGGTATATGAATTTATATCTATCCCCATCCCTGTTTATGTAACTGTAGAATATAAAGTATCGCTTTTGACATCTTATGTAACACAGATGAACGAGTTACTACAACCAGTAATGACGAGAAGTGCGGCATTAAATTATTTTACAATTGACGCTGGCAACACACGGTTTGAATGCTTTATAGATCCAGAATATACACACAATAGTATAGCAGAACTTGATGAGAATGAGAGAAAGTACAAAACAGATATAAAAATTAAGGTTCTTGGGCACTTAATAGGCGATGGAGAAAACCAAGATAAACCTCAAGAAATCAGATTAGAGAATGCTGTAGATGTAAAATCTCCAAGAGAGAGTTTATTTCTTATCGAAGATGAAGGCAAGAAACTAAAACCGCTTCCAGTTCCTACAAATTACGGAAAAGTACAGGCTTCTGGCGTTGCCTTCAAGCAGGTATATTTAATTGGTGATGGTATTAATTCTCTTTATACAATAAATCACGGATTAAACACAAAAGATATGTATATAGCAGTAAGAGAGAATTTTAGTGGTTATGATCGCATAGAAGCCGGTATTGGATTCCAGGATTCAAACAACATAATTATTGATATGGGTGATATCATCCCAAATGATTCATACGCTGTTATAATTATTGGATAATAACAAGTGTAGCATACTAATTATTATACTTTAAGTAGTATAAACAGGCTTTATGCCAAGGAGTGATATATCGATGGCAAATCCATTGAAAGTTTTAACAGCGTTAAGCGCAAGTGCTGGCGCGGTAGTTTCTGGTAGCGATGGTTTAAAAGTTAAGCAAGGTGGATTAGCCGTTGAAGCCGGTAATCTAGCTGTAACAGGTACAATTGCTGCAACCCAAGGCATCACATTATCTGGTACGTTAGACTTTACTCAAGATTCACAAATTACAAGCGTTGCACTATCGTCTGGTGACGGAGGCGCGTCTGCTACATTACGTATTATACCAGACAAAGATTTAATCGTAAATCATCAATATATCGTTGTTGACCCAACAAGCCCAAGCCATATTCACTTACGTGCTGGTGGTGATATTGATGCTTCAAATGCTGATCTATTTTTAGGCGGTGAGAAGGCAAATGTTCAAGTAACAGACGGTGCCACACATAATGTAATGATCCACTCAAGCGGTACAACAACCCATGAGTGGATATTTGGTAACGACGGCATCTTAACTCAAGATGGTTCTGCTTTAGCGCTAGAGAGTTGGGTAACCGATGGATTTGTTGCTAAAGATGGCAGCGGTAACGTAATAATTGATGGTAACCTTACCGTTAAAGGAACTCCAACACAGATAGAAAGTAATGTTGTAAATATTGGCGATATCAATCTTAACCTAGGAACGGGAAGTGCAAATCTATCTTTAATTGATGGAGGTGGTCTTTCGTTAGGTAGCGGTTCACTTGTTACATTAAATTATGTAAGCGCAAGTGATGCATGGACATCAAATAAAAATCTTGATCTAGGCGAAACAGGCGTTTATAAATTACAAGGAACCACAGTATTAAGCGGAACATCATTAACAAATATTAATAATGCACCAGATCTATATAATATCGGTACTAATGGTGGAGATGCTGTTACTATTTATATATACAGTGACTACGATTGTACTTCGTCATATGCTCAGTTTAATTTTCGTGCTGATCTTGATATATTTCCACATGTATGGA